TGTGAAGGATTTGTGATGCACGGCAATTGCTGGTCTTATAAATTGGTAGACCGTGCGGAGTTCTCACACGCTAATTTTAACATGGGGGTGGGTGCTTAGGCACTCATCCGTTGGGGTGATGCGTTCGTGATTTGGCAGTGATGCCGTTTTTTTATGGTCCTTATATTAATTCCGATAGGTACCCCTAAGCTATAAACGACCCAGATCGACCTGTATATATTCAAATCATAAAAAAATTGCTGGTACTATATACTCGCAGAAAGGTCGTTTGATTTCCATTCTTATGAAAAAAAATCCCGCAGAAAATTTTACGTCCATAGAGATCGATTCAGTAACGGGCGAATACAAGACAGTAATACCCGAATGGATAATAAATGAATATGGTTGGTTTGAAGGAACAGAATTAAATTTTAAGATAGACGAAGGAGATATATTCTTAGAGGAACGTTAAAGTGGTCAAGACTAATAAGACGTATCACATTTATCTACAAGATAATTGTTTATTCAAGAATCTAAATGAATGGGAGTTTAATATTATATGGAGAAGAATCTATAAATCTTACTTTACAGAAGACTTAACATACTCAGAGATGGGGGAAGAACCGAATGAAAATTATATTGATCCGTCTTATTGACAGTATAGATAATCTGATGTATAATTGAATGGTAATTACAAGACATTATGGCTAAAGGATTTACTGTCAAAGCAAATACTCCCAAGACTACTAAGAAAGAACCAGAATGGGATTATGCTAAGGCAAAAGAGATGATTAAAGGGAAGACAGTAGTATTCTGTTTACCTGGTAGAGGAGTATCATACACATACTTAAAGAATTTTGTACAACTTTGTTTTGACTTAGTACAGAATGGTGCAAGCATTCAGATCTCACAGGACTATAGTTCTATGGTAAACTTTGCAAGATGTAAGTGTCTTGGAGCAAATGTTTTACGTGGTCCTGATCAGATACCTTGGGATGGTAGATTAAAGTATGATTATCAGTTATGGATTGATAGTGATATTGTATTCAATGCAGAGAAGTTCTGGCAATTAGTATTAATGGATCAGGATATTGCTTCTGGTTGGTATTGTACAGAGGATGGAAAGACTACATCTGTTGCTCATTGGTTAGATGAAGATGACTTTAAAGGTAATGGTGGAGTGATGAATCACGAAACTATTGAGAGTATCAGTAAGAGACGTAAACCATTTACTGTTGATTATGCAGGTTTTGGATGGTTATTGATTAAGCACGGTATATGGGAACATTCAGAAATGAAGTATCCTTGGTTTGCTCCTAAGATGCAAATCTTTGAATCAGGTGCAGTACAGGATATGTGTGGAGAGGATGTTTCATTCTGCTTAGATGCAAAGGAAGCAGGTTTTGAAATCTGGTGTGATCCACGTATTAGAGTAGGACACGAGAAAATGAGAGTTATCTAATTCTTATTACATAGAGGTTATCAAATGGATGTGTATACTGTTAGTATCGATAACGAAGTAAAATTCATTGATATTTCAGAGATGGAATATCTGGATCTTATGGAAGAACTGGCAGATGAGTATTATCAGACAGGTACTCCACATCCAAACAGTATTACATTTACAACAAAGAGGCAACCAAATGCTTGATATAAAGACAGTTAAGAACAAAGATTTAGGTCTATGGGAAATAACTGCGACACTTGACATTCCACCTATAACGATCACTAGGTTAAAGAAAGACAAGAGTGACATTGAATATGAACTACGTAATGCGTTCAGTGAGGTTATTCAAGAACTTGTAGAAAAACATTGTGAGGAAGACTAATGGCTAAAGTAAGAACAGGACTATCGGGTGATACTTATGTTGAAACACGCCCGAAAAAGTCTCGACAAGGAAACGGAAAACACTCGAAATACTCGGCAACATCCCGTAACTCGGCTCGTAAAAGAACTAGAGGGCAGGGTAAGTGAAGGACTTTAAAATGCCCGTTGCTGTTATTACCTTCTTAGCAGCACAAGCAGCAGCATCTGTTTGGTACTTAGGTGGTATTAATAATAGAGTTAGTAGTCTTGAAGGTAAAAGACTTTCTGATGTCGAACTAATCTCTAAAGAGAATAGACGTTATATTAGGGAAGTTATTCAACCATCGTATAATATAAGTGATGCTTGGGCGAATCCCCATTTTGAAGCGTGGTTAAAACAAGGAGGATGGGCAGACGCACCATCTTGTCCTTTACTTGCTAAGTAATTAAGATAGACCCTTCGGGGTCTTTTTTAATGGGTATAAATAACAATTATTGGACTAAAATAATGAATAAAGAAGACTTACGGACTGTTTGGGGTGCTGAAGACACCGAATCTGATGAAATTAAGGAAGAAAAAAGGCGTGTAATCCAAGAAATTGCACATGATGATATAAATTCTGAAAACTTAACATAAATAGATCAAGAAAACCCATTAATATGTCTGTCACGAGGATATCAAGATCATTTAAAGACATTAGTTTGTCATTTAGTGCTCATCCAGTAACCAAGGATCTAACAGTCCTAAAGAATGAAAACGCTATTAAGAAGTCGGTACGGAATTTAGTGCAAACTATACCTACTGAAAGGTTCTTTAACCCTATTTTAGGGTCATATGTTACTAATTCCCTCTTTGATTTTGTTGATTATGGTACTGCATCCACTATTAAGGAAGAAATTATCACCACTTTGGAGAATTTTGAACCTAGAATTGATAATATTCAGGTTGAATGTATCCCAAGACCTGATAGAAATGAATTTGAAGTTACAGTATTCTTTGAAATCGTTGGAGAAGACGTTCCAACTCAAGAATTCACATTCATGTTAGAAGCAACAAGGTAGAATATGCCATTTACTAAGTTTACAAATCTTGATTTCGATCAAATAAAGACCTCTATTAAGGATTATATCCGTGCAAACTCCGATTTTACGGATTTTGACTATGAAGGGTCTAATTTTTCAGTATTAATTGACACGTTAGCATATAATACTTACATTACAGCATTTAACTCTAATATGATTGTCAATGAATCCTTCTTGGATTCGGCAACATTAAGGGAAAATGTTGTTTCATTAGCAAGAAATATAGGATATGTACCCAAATCTAGGACTGCTGCACAGGCAGAGATTACTTTTAATGTAGCAACTTCTAGTTCATCCCCTACAATGACCCTAGAAGCGGGTTTAGTGTGCGTTGGTGCTCAAAATAATAGTTCATATGTATTCTCTATACCAGAAAGTATTACAACAACCATTAATTCTGGTGTTGCAACCTTTGGATCACAGACAAATCCTATTGTAGTTTACCAAGGAACTTACTTAAATAAGACATTTACTGTAGATGGATCATTAGATCAGACATTTATACTCAATAATTCCTTTATTGATACCTCAACAATACGTGTTTATGTTAAAGGTTCTGCAGATACAGGTCTTGGAAGAGAATATAAACGAGTTGATAACATATTAAACATAAATTCTATCTCAGAAACCTACTTAATTCAAGAAATTCAGGATGAAAAGTATGAATTACTGTTTGGTGATGGTATTTTTGGTAAAAAATTAGAAAATGATGCAATTATTACAGTATCTTACATTATTACTGATGGAATAGATGGTAATGGACCTGCATTATTCTCATGGGGTGGTAGTGTTTCAAACTCTGTTAAACAGAAATTATCACCATCTTCTACACCATTAATCACAACTGTCTCATCTGCCTCTAATGGCGGCAATATTGAGTCTATTGATTCAGTTAAGTACTTTGCTCCTAGACTGTATTCATCGCAATACAGGGCGGTTACAGGCAGAGATTATGAATCTATAATCCAACAAGTATATCCAAATACAGAGTCTGTGTCAGTTGTTGGTGGTGAAGAGTTGGATCCACCTGAATTTGGTACTGTTTTACTTACAATTAAACCAAAAAATGGTGAATTTGTATCTGACTTTGATAAACGAAAGATATTAGAAGACTTAAAGCAATACTCTCTAGCTGGTATAAACCAGAAAATTTTAGATCTAAAACTACTATATGTGGAATTAGATTCATATGTTTATTATAATCCAGCACAAACAACTACACCAACTGCATTACAAACTAGAATTAGTGATGCTTTAACGACTTACTCTGCTTCAAAAGACATTAATAAGTTTGGTGGACGGTTTAAGTATAGTAAAGTATTGAATGTAATTGATAATATTGATACTGCTATAACATCTAATATTACAAAAGTTAAAATTAGAAGAAACTTAAAGGCACTTACTAATTCATTTGCACAGTATGAATTATGTTTTGGTAATCAATTCCATATTGATGTTGCAGGAAAGAATATTAAGAGTACTGGATTTAAGATTGTAAATCAGTCTAGTACGGTATATCTAACGGATATTCCCAATAAAGATTATAAAGGTGATTTGGATGGTAGTGGAATGGGAACACTATCTGTAATTAAAAAGGATACAAGGACAGATACTGAGATTGTTGTTGTTAAATCTGCAGGAACAGTAGATTATAATAAGGGTGAAATTATCCTATCAACTATTAATATTGTATCTACATCTAAACCAAACAATATTGTTGAAGTTCAGGCATTCCCAGAGTCAAATGATGTTATAGGTCTAACAGATTTATACCTCAATTTTGACATGTCAAATACTACAATAAATATGGTTAAAGACACTATAACTTCTGGCGAGAAAATATCTGGTGTTGGATTTAAAGTTACGTCAAGTTATACAAACGGAGCATTAACAAGAGGATGATAACTACAGGATTTGACAAGAGAGTCCAAGTACAGCAAATAATAGACAATCAACTCCCTGAGTTCTTAATCTCAGAGAGTCCAAAGGCTGTTGATTTTTTAAAGCAATACTATATTTCTCAAGAATATCAGGGTGGTAATATTGATATTACCGACAATTTAGATCAATATTTAAGGTTAGATAATCTAACTCCTGAAGTTATAGTAGCAGAAACTACTCTTTCTACTGGAATTGATGTATCTGCAACAACTGTTGATGTTGCAACCACTAAAGGTTTTCCATCTGAGTATGGATTATTTAAGATTGATGATGAAGTTTTCACTTATACTGGTATAACAACTAATAGTTTTACTGGTTGTGTTCGTGGATTTAGTGGAATTACGACATATCATGCAGAAGATAATCCTGGGGAACTTGTTTTTAGTGATACTTCAGCAACAATTCACTCTTCTGGAGCAACTGTAAATAATTTAAGTGCCTTATTTTTAAAAGAATTCTATAAAAAGACAAAAGCAGCACTTACTCCTGGATTAGAAGATACTGAATTTGTATCAAATTTGGATGTTAGTAATTTTATAAAAGAATCTCATTCATTATATCAATCAAAAGGTACCGAAGAATCATTTAGAATACTCTTTAACATATTATACAACGTTACTCCAAAGGTAGTTGACCTTGAACAGTATCTACTTAAACCATCTGCTGCAGAGTTCATTAGACGTGAATTGGTGCTTGCAGAGGTCATTTCAGGCGATGTTAACGCATTAGTAGGACAAACTATCGTTAAGTCTACTGATAGTGCTACAAGAGCATCTATATCTGAAGTTGAACCTTTTACTAGAAATGGTAAAACTTATTATAAATTAGGTTTATTTGTTGGATTTAATGATGTAGACCTTATTGAAGGTACATTTAACATTACAGGTAAAACAAAGGTTATAAACCCTGTATCTGTTGGGTCTTCTGTTATTACTGTAGATTCTACAATAGGATTTGGTGCTACTGGAACTGTTATTTGTGGTGTTAACACATCAGTTAATTATAGTAGTAAGTCTATTAACCAGTTTTTTGGTTGTAGTAATATCACTGATCCAATCAAAGTTTCTGATGATTTAAGATCAGATGAAGTATATTTTGGTTATGAAGGTGGTGATGTAACTAAAAGGGTAGAATTTAGAATTACTGGAGTTCTATCAAAATTTGTTCCTGTTTCTGATATTAAACTATCTTCAGTAGGAGAGAAGATTACAGTTAAGAATGTTGGTGAAAAGATACTTAATCCAGATAGTGATAAGACTAAAAAGGAAATTTTTGTTAATACTTGGATATACAACACCTCTTCTAGGTTTAGAATAGACAATATAACAGGTTCAACTGCAGTTTTATTTACTAGAGATATTGATAAGTCTAGTATTAAAATTGATGATGAATTAGAGATATTATTGAGAGATAGTGAGATAATTGTTGCTACTGGTGTAGTAGGAAATATAACACCATCAACAGGATCAGTTGATATAGACAACTTAGTTCTTGCATCTGGACAAGCATCTTTACCTGCAGCAGGAGAAGAATATGATCTAAGAAGAAAATTAAAAAGAGCTTTTAGTTCTGCAGAAGATATTGAGTTTGGAAATTATGTATTAACTAGTGATATTTCTAATGTTTATAATAAATCAGACACTGATTTTTATATTGCAGCAAACTCATTACCTGCATATGACATTACAACATCTCTTGCAAAAGGTGTTCTTCCTGAAGCAACATCTGTCGCACCAACATATTATCTTCAGGGATATAGTAATGCAACATTAAATTATTCTATATTATCCTTCCCCTCGAATTTACCATTTATTACTGGTGATGAGGTTTATTATGAGGCACAATCGACAGAAATGCCTGGATTATCTACAGGTGTCTATTATGTTGAAGTATTAACTAACGCAAACCAAATAAGATTATACACTTCTAGGTCATTCATACCTATAGGTGATTGTGTAAAATTTAATGTACTCTCTGCTGGTTCTGGTACCCATACATTCACTTTAGTTAGTTCTCGTAATAAGAAGATTGGTGCTCAGAAATTACTTAAGAAATTCCCATTAACTACAAACCTCAAAAACGGAAAAGGTACTAAAACCAATCCAGGTACAACTGGAATGCTTGTTAATGGTGTTGAAATTA